TTAGGGAGTAGCTCGGTGAAATGGGTGAAATACTTCTTATGTTACTTACAGGGGGCGGTAGTACGGCTCTTGGTGCTATGCTCAAAGGTGGGTTCGGAATGCTATTTGAGAGTCGCCGCCAAAAGCACGAGCTTGAAGTGGCCAGAGAAAGCCGTGCAAATGAAAATTTTCTTAAGCTCCAAGCTGAGTTGGCTAAAGGAGGTAATAATGAGTTCCGGGATTTTTCTCGTAGAATTATTGCTTTTATCGGCATTGGCACTCTTTGTTTGTGCATCTTGCTCTGCACCGCATTTCCCCAAGCCGAGTTCCTCTCCATCACAAATGCACATGGAGAAGGAAGAACAGAATTACTCTTTGGGATTGTCTCATGGCCAGCCAGCCAAGACCCCATCACGCTATCGAGTGGACACCTGGCATACATGGGGCAAACAGCCCTTATGGGAATCCTCGGTTTTTATTTCGGGCCATCGCCTCACAGAAGATAAATGAATATGATTGATCGAGTCTCAGTAGCGGGAATGAGCGGTACAGCCGCCACCTTCGGTTTATCCACGCTCGACTCCTTCCTGGGTACCGCAGTAGGAGCGGTGACTCTCGTCTATATGTCGATCAAGCTCTACCAAGAAATCCGCAAGAAGTAGATGCCTAGCTCCACTCCACTCGGTCGATTAGATGACCCTATTCTTACAGATGGGGATCGTGGTTTTCGTGGTATCAATTCGTACCTTGAAGCAACATCGCTAGAGGGTGGACAAGTGGAAGCATCTGAGAATATGCGACTTGAAGGAGATACCGCATCTGTGCGTAAGGGTATCGAGTTTAAGGCCGGAGCAGTTAGTCTTACCTACTCAGGAACAGACCAGGTATTTACATCCGCTACATTTAGCGATCCCGCAACCGGCGCAGAATTTATCGCCGTTGCGACTAAGGATAAACTCATTCTTTGGAACGATCAAAATAACACAGGTATCGACATCGCTTACCCTGTGGGGGAAACAGTTGAGTCTTCGGACAACGCAAGCCTAGTACAGGCCCTCCAAAAACTAATCCTCTTTCGTGGAGAAAATAAAGATCCACTTGAATGGGATGGGGACTACACAACACCCACCGCATTCGTAGTGAAGGATAACGCTACTCCGGGAGCGGGAAGGATTAAATGCCCACGGACAAATTTTGGAGTATTCGTTAGTAATCGTTTATTTGTCCCCCAGCCTGATGATTCGCAGTATACTGTACTAGCATCGGATATTTTAGACACCGATAATTTTTATCCCGCAGAATCACAGTTCCGTATCAATCGTGGAACCGCAGATCGTTTGGTCGGATTTACTCCTTACCTAGAAAATCAATTAATCGTATTTTTTCGTAACTCCATCCACATAATAAACAATACAGCACTTACCAACTCTGCTGGAGTATTTGAGATTACCCGTCAACGAGGATGCGTTGCCCGAAAGAGCGTAGCCGCGAGTGGACCACAGTATTATTTCCTATCCGATGATGGCGTGTACACCTTACAACAAGGACTCGACCCGGCAAAAAACCTTGGGGTCGCAATCTCGAAAGTAAGTGGAGAAGCATTGCCACTATCACAACCCATCCAGGATCAATTCGCAGATGTTAATTATGCTCATGCCGACAAATCGGTAGGTATCGTATTTGACAATAAATACTACCTAGCAGTTCCCACCGGATCATCTACTACGAATAATAAAGTTTTCGTCTACGATATACTAAATACAGCATGGAGTAGCGTGGATAGTTTTCCCGCTGGTTTTCAAGTTGATGATTTTGTAACCGTACTTCATGGCACTAGCCCACAAAGACGCAGACTCTTTGCAGTCTCCGATAAGGGCTGGCATTTAATCGAGGAAAGTACCACAGATATTACAGGAACGATTGGGAGTGTAAGCACAACAACCACCGCTATAAGTGCCAAACTCAAGACCCGCTCCTACGCATTAGAGAATGTCGATGTAAAGAGGTGGAGACGCGGACAACTTGGATGCGAGGTAACCAACGGAGATCAATTCACTATCAAGGTAAACACAGTAGACCCGGATCGGACGAACACCGTACACACCGAGAATGCGACAACGAGCCAGGATAAACTAATACGCTTTGGGAGTGGACGCGCTCGTGGCTACGCCGCAAACATCGAGATTGATGTAACTGCGGGGCAACCAAAATTTAGACACATAAGTATCGAGGGTATAGCCAATGGTGCAAATGCAAGGAGGGAGTACGCATAATGCCTATCACCGCTACAGTAACAAGAGGCTTTACCTTTGCCACAGGAACAGAGGTTGGATCTGCGTCACTCAACCAATTAGGCGAACCAACCGTGGAAGTGCCTGATCAACGAATAACAGACTTAGAGAACTCCGCCACAGGAATCGTGGATGGTGGCCGTGCGGCTCTGCAATATGTAGAGGCCACAGATATCAACGGAGGTAGTGCATCCCTATGAGTATTAGACGCATATTTTTAAGGCGGGATACTGCGGCGAATTGGTCAGTCACAAGTCCAAACCCAATTATCCTAAGCGAAGGTGAGCCGGGATTCGATACAACAAATCAGATTCTAAAGATCGGTGATGGTGTGACCGCGTGGAATGACCTTGCTCAATTTCAAGGACCACAAGGCGTGGCGGGAAATGACGGAAGCGATGGAGCGGACGGAGCAGACGGAGCGGATGGCGTACAGATCAGTAATTACACAAAAGCAAACCTACCCTTAAATGCTTCCGCTGGAACAAACGCCTTAGTCACAGATGGGACGATTGGCGGAACGCCTACGATGTCTTACTTCTATAACGGCGTATGGTATCGGACATTTGATAACTCTGTAATTACCAACCAAACAATCGATCTGTTTATATTAGCGGGTCAATCAAACGCACATGGTCATGCTGATGTATCTGACTTAACTTCGGCACAGGCAACACAGGACGGACTATTTTATACATCATGGCACAACAGCACAGGCAATGCCGAGACGACTCAATATTACTCGCCGTGGGCAACCTCGTTAGTAGCGGGAAGCACAAGAGGCGATGACGGAAGTTCGAGCCTGGGGGGGAGCAGTAGCTTCGGCCCTGAGCTTGGGTTTGTAAGTCGAGCTAATGCAATCAACCTGACTACTCAGCCAATCGGTATTCTTAAATACGCCGTTGGTGCTTCAACTCTTAACGCTGGTACATCATTTTCCGATTGGGATACTACAGCAACAGGTAACCGAGAAGGGGACTGCTATCGTGGATTACTTTCCGCACTTTCTGACGCTACCACCAAGCTAACAAACGCTGGATACTCTTGGAATTTTAAGGGAATGATATGGTGGCAAGGCGAGAGTGGAGCTTCAGTTAGTGGGTTAAATACTTTAATTGCGGCAGTACGCTCGGTGCTTGGGAACTCGTACAGCGTATCTAACACCTCTCAGTTTCCTGTAGTAATAACCAAGATCGGATATGGCACAGACCTCACTCCTGTTGCGAGTGCAGATGCGTATGTCGGAATCGTGGATTCCGCAACTTACGGGCATAGTGCTTCGCAAAACCATGTAGGTGCTTCAGCCGATGGCAGTTCTGATACTAATAGTAATGGCGTGAACGATATGTTTGACATCGGTGAAGCATTTGCGGATGAGATGCAACTTGCGATTAGCGGCTCCACTAATGCCGCTTGGAACCCATCATCTATTACCACTCGTCTGTGGCTCGATATGGACGATCAGACGACCTTCACTTCATCTAGCGGCAATGTCACACAGATCGCAGATAAATCAGGTAATAACTACACCTTTAATGCTGATAGTGGTAGCACACTCACAGCCGTTAATACCGCGCAGAATAACAAGAACATCTTACGATTCGACAACAACTCGGATGCGACTTCGTTCACAAGTATAGCCTTTAGTTCTACTGCCGTGCATAAGTTTTACTTTGTAGTTAAAGTTACAGCTTCTGATAATCACGATGCACTAGTTACATTTACTAAGAGTAATCCTACCCTACAAATGATCATGTTTAACATGAGTGGTGCGGGTGTGTTCTCAGGTGATTGGTACATGAACCCAGGCACTAGCATGACAGGCAACTCGACCAACCTATTAAACCAATGGGTTATGCTGTCTGCTGAATTTGATATTCCCAATGGGCAAGCAAGTTTAGCCTTAAATGCAACTGAGTATAACACCAATGTCGCGCAGTCAGGATTGTCCACAATGGGTGCTATGTCAGTAAAACTTAACGATTATCAGAACAACGCGGACTCCGATTGGGGTGAGGTAATATTTACCGAAGATGCAACGCAGACCAACTCCGACAAAATCGAAGGTTACCTCGCACATAAGTGGGGACTCACATCAGACCTACCTTCCAACCATCCGTATAAAACAACCGCACCATGAACATCCTAGCCCAAGCCAAAGACTTGTACGACAAGTGCGGAATCGACATGAACCGCGACATTGCGGCTTACTGCGCGAACGGCTATGTGTTCATCACCCCCGACTCGTTCCTACTTAGCAAAGCGGTAAACTCGAAAAGCGATGTACACCCGCAAGACCAATGGAATGTCGAGAACCCCGATGCTTGGTATGTGAATATGGCGGTGGGCGATGTGAAGGAGTTTATTAGTAAAATACCATACCCGCTACCACTTGTTGGATGGATGAGGGAAACAAAAAACCAGCCCATGCGTTGGTACGATTTAAGAAAGATACTTCGGAGGAAATAAATTATGAGTAGCGGTTCAAGTAATAGTTCAATTTTAAATATGCCTGATTATGGGCAAGGTCTTGAAGAAGCATTACGCGCTCAAGTTGGTGTGCTTTCGGGTTCGTTGCTTGAAGGCGACTTAAAAGGGCGAACCTTGCAAGAAATTGTCGAACAATATGAGCGCCCTCTCCGAATGTCTTCCGCTCAGATCGATAATGATGTACTGCGTCAAACACTACTTGGCGGACAACTGCCAATTTATAAATCCATATCCCCGGATGATATAGTTGACAGACGAGCAAGCTCAGACAGTCAGGCTACACAAGTTGACTACGGAGGACCAATTAAGAAAACTGGTGAAGATGCTGGTAAGGTTGTAGTTGGAGACGGAGAAATACCTGATTTTGTAAAGGGCTTCTCAAAACTAGCACTTGAATTAGAGGAGATTTATAATACAACCCCACCGGATGCGCAACGGGCAAACCAAGGCAGAGATAAAATAAATGCTTACAAGAATAAGTATAGCAATGAGATTAGAGACAAATCATTTCGCGCGACAAATGGGCAAAGTTTTAATCTTTATGATTATTTTGATAATAATCACATGTTTATTGAATTTGCACTTTGGGGGCCTGATACAATTAAGAATTATTCCAGCAATGTATCGGATAACTATGGAATACCTGATCAGATATTCAAAAAAAATAACGATATAGATGGTGCAAATGGTGCTTACGAACAGTACAAACAAAGCGGCGGTAATTTAAGCCGATCTGAATGGGGGAACCAAGACTTTGTCGTACCCAAAGACGAAGATGGTAATTTTATCTTAGAAGCCACAAACGAAACTGAAGTTCCCGTTGGTGGAGTAGCCGCACCAGCGGGGGAATTAACAGGCTACACCCGTGCGGGTACAGGTCTTGTAGACATGTTAGGCGATACCCGCAATGTACAGGAGTTTACCACTCGCCAAGCAACGGAAGAAGATGTAGCCGCTGGGCTTGCATCCGAGGTTGGAGAATCAATTACCGAAGCTACAGGCAATCGCCAAGCTGGTTTTGATGCCGATAAAAAATTCCTCGGACTCTCCGCACTTGCAGAGGATATTCAGCGAGGCAACCTCTCCCGCCAACGCGAAGCGGACCTTGCGGATGTAGAGCGACTGTCCGGGCGGTACTCCACATTAATGGATGATTTTCGCCCAGGAACCCAGCAAGCACTTACAGATGCATCGGCGGTACTCGAAGCGCAAAAAGACAACCTAACAGGAGCTGGTGCGATCACCGTACCAAGTGGCTCCACCTATAGTGATTCCTTAACTCCGGGTACTATGACTGCCGCCACCGTGGCAGACCCATTGAAACTGTCTGCAAGCACATCTTACAACCCATCCACATCGGTAAGCGGTGGAACCTTTGATGCGAATACATCTTACGATGCCGCACAGGTAGCTGACCCAATGAAACTAACTGCGGCAACGAGCTACCATCCATCCGCATCGGTGACAGGAGATGGATACACCGCAACCGCTGGACTGCAAGGTGGTAACATCGGGCAAGATACATTTCGTGAAGCTCTCATGGCACAAGCCACCGATGCGCTAGACAACGGGTTATCAGAGAGAGAACTTGCTAATATTTCAAATGCATCCCGTGCAAGGTCGGGCATGATGGGCAGAACCTTTGATCAACAAGGTGCGATAGATGAATCTAAAGCATTAGTCTTGGAAGATCAGAATCGCCGTATGCAGAACCGAGCATTTGCACAATCAGCACTTGGTCAGGAAACTGATATTCGTGAACGCGACCTTGGGCGTGGCTTACAAGCATCCATGCAAAACCAAGCCGCTCTCAACCGAGCCGCAGAATTTGGCGCATCGCAAGATATGCAAGCCCAACTTGCCAACCAAGCCGCCACCAATCAGGCACTAAGCCAAGGATTATCCGCTGGACTTTCGCAAGAAGCACTTGCCGCACAACAAGCACAAGCCAAAGCAATGGCAGATGCTACAGCCACTAATCGTGCAAGCGAGTTTGGAGTAGGTGCTGGTATGCAACAACAAGCTCAAGCCAACCAAGCTGGACTACAGGCACAACTTGCAAATCAAGCCGCATCTAACCAAGCATCACAGTTCGGCGTAGGTGCGGGTATGGAGCAAGACGCACTTCGCGCCCAACTTGGTCAACAAACTAGCCTTGCCCAAGCACAAATGGACCAACAAGCAAATGCTTTCGATGCGGATGCCTCGCAAAGAGCCGCCACTGTAAACCAAGCACAGCAACAACAAGCGAACCAATTTGGTGTAGGGGCGACTATGGATGCCCAACGCTTAAACGAGCAACTTAAACAGCAAGGCACACTTGGTTATATCGATGCAAGCACTCGATTAGCCGCCCTCGAAGATCAATACTCCCTTGATCCATTTGCCGCAATACTCGGCAGAGCAAGCGGAGGAAGCCTGCAAGCTGGTCAGGGAGTATTCGGACAAGCGGGATACGGACTTAATAGTGGCCCACAATATCTCAACCCCGAAGCGGGACTTGGGTACATCTCAAGCATGGCGGCAAACCAAGCCAATATGTACGCCGCGAATCAAGCGGCTAATGCGAGCAGAAGTTCTGGGGTTATGAGCGGACTAGGTTCGCTAGGTGGCGGAATTGTTGGAGGCTTAATTGGATTAGGCAAATAGGAGAATAATAATTATGGCAAGACGACCTTACTTTTCGGGAAACTACGGATCAGCACTTGGCTCAACCGCCAATGCCGCAAACCTTATCGCGCAAGCGGGCGAGGTACAGGGCAATATGTACGCCAATATGGGCCAGCAAATCGGCGGTATGATAAAGCAGTACGGGCTTAATAAGGAGAAGCGTAATAAACTACAGTCAACACTAGAGGGGCAGTTATCCGCAGATCCAAGTATAGTTCAGCAACTCACAATGACAGGAGACGAGCAGTACGATAAGAAGAATATGAAACTCTTCGATAAGGTACAAAGCGGAGATGCGAGTATTGCTGACCTGGAGCGCGCAAATGGATTACTTTCGGGCAAGACAACACAGGAGAACGCGATGCTCAAAAAGCAAAACGCGGAGACGCAACAAAGGATGAACGAGTTGAATCTTGAGATGGCTGAAATACTTAAAGACCCAAGGGTTAGCGATGCTATTGGTCAGTATCAGTTAAATAAGGTTAAGCGGGATTCTCAGAAAAAGACTATTCCAAGTGCAACTGCGGTAAAGTTAGCGACAGACCAATCTACATTAGAAATTTTACCTAGCCAAAAAGACGCAACTATATCCAACAATAACGCAACGGCAATAAAGGGCGATATAATCGTTGCGGACGCGATGAGTAGAGGCGGCCCGGTTGGCGTGGCTAAAGAACTTAAGATAGATAGAGAGTTAAATAGGCTTGGTGCTAAAGCGGATATTAGGTCAAAAGATACACTAAGTAATTACCGTAATAAATCGATAGAGTTATTAATGGGAAGGAGCAACTTACCCCAAGGTTCCGGTAATGAGGAAATTGAGACTTCGATAAAGGGTATTGACACAGAGATTGATCGAATAATGAAAGGTCAAACTTTTAGTAAAGATAGCGATGGCAACACCCTTAGTTATAGTGATTTAATTGCAGACATAAATCCAATCACAGGCGAGGTAACTTTGTCTGAAGATGCTAGTAATTATGCGAGTAGGGATATCGCTAGATTGAAAGAGTTAATACAAGGCAAGATGCAACTACGATTGTCTCAAACAGTTAAAGTTCCAAATGTTGATGGAGTAATGATTGAGGTTACTTATGCTGATATAGAAGAGCAAAAAGCAAAAAGAAGAATGCAACAGGCTGAGATTCAAAGCGCAGTAAGGTCAGCACCATCAGCGTTCCCAATGCCTGATTATCATTAATTCAATCTCTGTATGATCTCTAAAGAAATAGATTTAGATGCCGCTGAAAGATATGTCAGTAGGTCTAGTGATATAGACTTTGATGCCCTTGAGCAAATGCAAAGAGAACCTTTTAGGTATGCACAAGAACGAACACCTAATTTAATTGATACAGGAATAATTATTGGTGCAGAGATTATGGGGCCTGTCTTAGGTTCACTTGCTGGGCCTAAAGGTACTATCGCTGGATCTGCAATAGGTAATTATTTATCTCAAAAGTATAGAATAGCTAAGGGCTTTCAAAGAGAAGTTGGACTTGGTGAACTTGGTGCGGCAACTGCGTTAGGTGCTGTTCCTTTTGGAAAGGCTGGTTCACTAAATAAACTAGGTAGTGTAGGCACAACCGCAGTTCGGGCTGGCCAGGGTGCTGGTTTAGCTACTGCCGAACTTACTGCTCGTACTGTTATTGATGAGGGTCGCGCGCCTACGCAAGAGGAGGTAGCTAGTACTATTCTGTTCGGTGGCGTGTTTGGTGGAACGCTTGGTGCGGCTGAAGCAAAGTACATAAATAAAACACTCGATCTTGATGCAACCGAAGGCGCGACCCGCCCGGAGGTAGTTAAGTTACTTGAAAATAAAATCGAGGCAGAAGGCGGGTTAAGTAATTTTGGAGTTGGTAGGTCAGCAGTACAGAATTTCACATTCCGTGACCCGTATGGTAACTTTACATTTCGTGATCCTGACACTACTGAGCTTACTGCTGTAACGGGTGTTAAGCCTGTTACAAGTCTGGGTCCACGCAGACTGCGTGTATGGAATCCGGAAGAACTCACAGGCCCCGAAGCTACGGAGAGTACAGCAGAACTACTACTTGGAGGACTTGAGGACCAAATACTTCTTGAGGCAGAAGGCGTAGTAAGTAAAGCCGCACGATTAAAAGGCGAGAAGGCGACTGAACAGATAGCCGCGATACAGCAAATATTTGAAGGAAAGGATCTTGTAGATAATCAAATATTTAAGGGCATTAATACAGCGACCAATAAAAAAATACAAAAGATTGGTGATACTGATGAATTAAATTCACTTAAGGATAGTCTTGCGAAACTAGACCATAAGTTAGGTAAAAATAAAGGAGCAAGTAATCAGCGTGCTAGGATAAACGCATCTATTCGTAGGCTACACAAGCGCAATGGGTTAAATATATTTGACCTACAAGATGACATGCGAGCATCACAATTAGCACCTAATACACCACCTAAACTCACAGGAGTAGATCGACCGCCAACAAAAGCTGATGCACCTAGTAAGTACGATATTCTTGCCGAGAAATATTTAGGTCAGAACTACGAAAAGTTTTACTCAGGTTTGTTTACCACAGGTGCGGCTGGTGCATCTATTGCTCCTATGTTTACGGATGATGAAGAGAGCGAAATAAAAAAGGCTGGGTTCGATCCGTTACTTATTGGAGTTCTTCTAGCCGCTGGCATGGGGCCTGGAGCATTTCGTAAATTCAGTAAGACACCTTTGTATAAAAAGGTACAATCACAATTTAAAACTAATCCCGTAAAGACTGCGCCTGATGTTGTAAAAGCAGAGAAGGTGAAGGACGCAACTAATCCATTCTTGCCACCGAGTAAGGGCAAACTTGCGATGAAGTATGCACAACAATGGGTGAGTGATACTTTTGTGCCGTTGTCTCGAAAGCTAAAAAATATAGATCCAAAACTCACAGCTATATTTAGAAATCACGAAGGAGTTATTAATGTAAAAACTCGTGAGTACCTAGACCGCGCTTCACCTTTTATCGCATCAATGACTAAGCGTCTTGCTAATAACGAGCAGAAGCAAAGGCAGTTTAAACTGCACCTACTTAATGGAGATATGGACAAGATCCGTGGCATGATGGATGACCTTAAAATTCCTAACTCTATTGGTAAGGAGTTTGAGGATATGCAAAATGCTTTTGAGGAAATTCGTAGCTACGCAAGGCAAGAGGGTGGTATTGATGTTGGATATCAGCAAGGATACTTCCCTAGATTAATACGCGATTATGATTCCTTTAAGTCTGCACTCCAGGGTGATGACGCAAATACTGTTACAAAAGCACTAGAGGAGTACGCACAAAAAGAAGGCATCAGCGTAGATGCTATTCCACAAGGTGTGGCCGCCGAGATAACAAGTCGAACCCTACGAGGATTCCCCGTGCAACCTGGGGCATCACTACCAGGTAATCTTAAACAGCGTAAGATTGGACGCATAACTAACGAGCAAATGATGGATGGTTATGCAGATCCAGCGGATGCACTAAAGAATTACATAGAGCGTACCGTGCAAGCGGTGGAGCGTAGGAAGTTCCTATACAGGAACCCAAATGCAAAGGGTGACAAAGTAGGATTTGATGGTAGCAAAGATAGGGTAGGTGCGGATCTCGGTATCGATATGGAAGTTGATGACTCCCTTGCTGGTGAAGTCGCAAAAAGATTACTCAAGGATAATAAGGACTTGAGTTCCGAGGATGTACAAAAGCTTAAAGAAATAATCCAAGCACGCTTCAGCGGAAAGACCGTTGATCCATTTATCCAAGGAGTGAAGAATCTTAACTATATCCAAGTAATGGGTAACTTTGGTTCTGCAATTACTCAGCTAGGTGACCTAGCATACAGTATGCACTTTAATGGGTTTGGTAATACATTTAAGTCGTTATTAAACCAAAGCGAAAACTACGATTTTGTTAAGTACTTCAATCTTAAAGATCATAATATTGATGCGGTAACAAGTTCAGATGCTTTATCCAAGACTCTTGATAAAGTGTTTACCGTAACAGGACTAAAAAAACTAGATCAGCTTGCAAAAAATACCACCATGAATGCATCGTGGAAAAAGTATAAGGCACAAGCAATGAAGGACTCGCAAGGTTTACAGGATGAATTGACTGAAATCTTTGGTAAGGACCGTGCTGGATTAATGGTAAAGGAATTACGCGAAAGTAATCCGGGTTCTAAGAATCTACCCAAGGGAGTGGAGGAATTAATTTGGTACAAGTTCCTTGATTTGAATCCAGCTACACTTGGGGAAATGCCTAAGTACTACAACCAAAGTGGTAACGCCCGTATCCTTTACATGCTTAAAAGTTTTACTATAAAGCAGTTCGATGTATTTAGGGAAACCGCACAAAAAGATATTGATAAGGCTAATGCATTAAGAGCTAAAGGAGATAACAAAGGAGCCGCAAAAGCCGCCGCAGATGCTATGTCAAAAATAGTAGGACTAGGTTTGGTATTTGGTGCGGCTAATGCAAGTACTGATATGATTAAGGACACCATGTACGGAAGGCCGATCAAGCGGGACGAGTTACTTGAAGATAATATTTGGAGATTACTTGGCATTAATAGATACATCGTTCAGAAAGCCAGGCGTGAGGGACCAATGAAAGCGGCGGCAGAGTTGATACTCCCACCAACCGCTGTTTTCGATAGAGCGTGGCAAGATATTAGTGCTATAGCTGGAGACAAGGAGTACAAGGGAGCAATGCTCCAAGGCACTCCACTTGATATGGTTTATTGGAAGTACCTGGGTGGACTTGACAAAATCGCTGACTCCAAGTAGCGTGAAATTTGTGTAGTTTTCATCGACTACCTTTTGTTATTAGCGGGGGCAACCCCGCTTTTTTTTTGCATTTTTTTTTGTTAATAGTTGACACAAAGAAACAAATCCATTTTGGTGCGGTTATCGATTTTTGATCGTTGGTGGATCAACTGAATACCGGGAATTTTTTAATGGTGGAGCAGTAGACAACCAATCTTTTGGGAATCGTGAAGAAATTAACCCACAAACACGATGAACATATTGACCGAAACAACTACAGATGTTACCAACCCACGGATGCATTCAACGAATACATCCCCAATTCGTGCCGTCTTGCCCAACGGTGATAAGTTAATAACGCGAGAATTTAGTACGATCTCGACCGAGATTGCTAAACCCCTATGGCCGATCATCAATGATTTCCTGTGGACCTACGAGACATCGCGTCTTAGTTCCGCAAATCCCCGCGATGAAACGAAACATAAAAACAGAACCTCGATGCAACGGATTCTTATGCGTTCGGGTATCGACATCGAGAAGTGTGACATCCGCCACTTTGCGGGGAGCGTGGGAAACCGATGCATTCCTGAGTGGTACTGCACCACTTGGAATACGCATGATGTGCGGTTAGCTCGGTCTATATTCTCCAAGCGATGGATTATGTTCTATCGTTCGCAGAATATTGATGTCCGTCCGTTCGCTAATTGGAACCTTCCCTTGGCGGGACCGAAGGCGGAGCAATTTAATCCTGGCTTCAAGGAGGAGGAACGCATTAACCAGCGTTGTAAATTGCTCAAGGGTACTGACACTAATATGTATCTTATGTACGCATTAGCTTACGGCCTTGGACTTCGTAGCTCGGAGATCAAGCGTGCGAAGTGGGAAGACTTGATGCTTGATGGCGTTGGTAATCGCGTAATTGCGATACATAACCCTAAGAGTGGTGGCAAGATTCAGTACCGCCCAAGCGATCCGGCATGGTGGGATGAGATTATATCTTATAAAACATCGGACGATGATTTAATCGTACCTATCCAGGAAGATCATATCACTCGCTACTTCCCTCAGTTCTTGAGGCGTGAGTGTGGGATCAAGGATAAGAATCCGGTGCATCGGCTCCGTAAGTTCTGTGGTCATCGCGTGATGCAAGGTAATGACATCTTTGCCGCATCGCGAGTCCTTGGCCATTCAAGTGTGGAGATGACGAGTAGGATATACTCAGGGAATCCCACCATCGCCCCTAGCTTCTAAGCTAAGAGCAAACCCTTCTAACTTTACTAAATTAGTTTAGCTTACAATGCTACAAAAGTACACTTATGACTACAACAATAAACAATAAAGGCGCGACATTCATCCATAAGGACGGGAGTACAGACATAGAAATCTACGCAGTAGCACCTGTGGTACTACCAATCAGCGAGGTAGTTGAGGACCTTATCGGTCTACTTTCAAGCGAACAGGCAACTGAAGTCCTTCTTCGCCTTCCAGCGCTTTCAACGCACCTTGGAGTACATAATCAAAGACCTGTGCTTGCATGAGTCCTGTATCACCAGCGATCTCTTTCACTCGTTCACGGACATACTTGGAATATCTAATGTTCACAGGTTGGGTTAATCCTTCTTTCTTTGGCATAGTGCCAACACATAAACACACAAAAAACACATAACACAAGGAGAAAAATACAATGGGATTCTTAGACGGAATTACAGAAATTAAATCAAACGCAGATTCGGGTGGGGCTTACATGAAGCTACTACCTGGAGCTAATCAGTTCCGAATTGTCGGGAGTGGTGACGATGGAGGATTCATCCAAGGTATGCTTGGTTGGTCTGAAAATGCAGAGGGTAAACGCCAGCCACATCGTTGGAAGATTGGGGCAGATGCACCTATGTCATTCGAGGATAGGCCGAAGGAGTTCTTTGCTATGTTGGTATGGAACTACAGAGAGTCGAAGATTCAAATCTTGGAACTCACACAGGCTGGTCTGAAGGGCGAACTTATGTCATTGGCTAACGATACGGAAGATTGGGGAGACCCACGGAAGTTTGACCTTACGATTACGAAGAGTGGTGAGAAGTTAGACACTCGTTATGCGATGACACCTAAGCCACCGAAGAAAAGATCGGATGAAATTAACGATGCGGTCAAAGCGACAAAGGTAAACCTATCGGCATTGTTTGATGGTGGAGATCCCTTTGGTGATGCACCCGCACCCGCACCTGTACAAGAACCCGTACAAGAAGAAGCTGGAAACGAGGAGGAGCCATTCTGATGACCGTTGGAACAATTAAGAAGGTTGTCTCTGAGTATATGGGCGTAAGTCTGTATCAGTTAAACTCGCGATGCCGTTTGAAGCGGATCGCGTTAGCTCGTCAGATTGCGATGTTCTATAGCTATTGCGTAGGCAATACCCACCAAGAGGTAGGTAGGCGATTCAAGCGTGACCACTCGAATGTCACCCATGCAGTACGCAAGATTAAGGAGTGGCGTGAATGTGACCCAGAAATTCGTGCGATGCTTGAAGGTATCGAGGACGAGTACCCGGTTCTAAAGAAGGAGTCAGTCGTATGTTAATTAAAGACATACCGAACAATCAATACCACGGGTCGAGCGAGTTATCTCGTTCGACCGCGTGGTCCCTTCTTAAAGAATGCCCGCAAAAGGTTAAGTACAACCGCGAGAATCCAGGTGAACCCACGCCAGCGTTAATCTTAGGTGATGCGTTTCATACTGCTACACTTGAACCCGCGAGGTTCGAGACGGACTTCGATGTGAAGCCTGAGCAGATCGATGGTAAATCTCCGCTAACTAATCATTACAAGGAAATCTTCGCAGAGATGCAAGATGAGGAACCCCATGTGACTTGGCTAACGCGATCGGATTATCAGATGGTTACTGAGATGGCGGCCTCGGCATTAGAACATCCGATACTCAAAGAACATTTGAGCAGAACGGAAACGATCATCGAGGGTACGGGATACTTCGAGTGCGAGGGAGTAAAGTGCAAGGTTCGTCCTGACATTTATTCGCCCGGCGCGGGTGTGGTGATTGACTTAAAGAGTACGCTGGATGCAAGTGAGCGTGGATTTGCTAAGAGTGTAAGGCAATACGGTTACCATTTCCAAGTAGCGTGGTATCTAGAGGGATTAAAGTTAGCGGGTGAGAAACCTAATACCTTTATCTTCCTAGCGGTTGAGAAGAAGGCGCCATATGCGACTGCCGCATACAAGGTGAGTACTGCTGAGATCGAGAGGCAAACCTATGATATGTACAAGGCTTGTAAGCTTTGGAAGAGATGTGTCGATAGTGGAGTCTATCCAGGGTATTCGGACGAAGTCACACAACTCGATACCGAGTTCAAGATTAACATAAAGAGTAATCGATTAACCATAAAGGGGTGTGCTGAACACTTTGGTGTCAGCCGTGCCTTTATCTACTCGATTCTAAATTCGTACAAGGTGGATTGTCAGTTTGTTGGGAACAGACGGATGTACGAAATCTCGGATATGGCAAAAGCGATGAAGCAGTACAACACGAAAAAAGTACAGGAACATAACGAAAAAACTAAGAAAAGGAGATTAGCAAAGAATGAACATTGAAAGAATGGAAACAGCGTTGGCGAACTCAGCGGATGCGTTGGGTAAGATTAAAGGTGGAGATGATAATTTGGTACATGCGGTCCATGTACTACAATGTGTATGCGTACAGATCGTGGCACATTTGAAGGGTGAGAACCTGGACTGCGTGGCTGAACCTGGTGAGTGCATACACTTCGAGGAAGATTGTTGCCAAGGAGGTGAGGAATGAAGCTTACCATAGGCATAGACCCCGGAAAGAATGGGGGCTATGCCATTGCGTGGGGCAAGGGGCAGATTGATCTGCATAACTTAGGAGAAGACTACGAGTTTGTGGAACACATCCAAGATTTAAAGGACCATCCTGATGTCACGAGCATCGAGGCAGTAGTGGAGTTGGTTCCGCCCTTTGCTGGTAGGAACATACCTAGCTCGGTAGGATTCAAGCTTGGTAAATCATGTGGCTTCCTGGAGGGTTGCCTCCGTGCTTTGGGTATACCGTTTACCTTAGTCCGCCCCCAAGAGTGGCAGAAAGGACTTGGTGGACTCAAAGGATTGTCGGGAGATAAGCGGAAAAGAGTACTAGCAAACCACGCAAAACAGTTCTTTCCCGATGCAAAAGTAACCCTTAAAACAGCAGATGCGATTTTGATATTGAGGCATCACTTAGCACAATGAGACTACCTGATATGTTGATCTATGGGTTCTGTTTTGTGGCCTCAATCGTGGGCTTTTTATGGCTCTTAATTGCTGTCGTTTGTGCAATGTTCGGAGGGTAAATATGAACGAAAAAGACCTCGAAAAAGTAGAGCTTAGACTCAAGATTCCTAAGTGGATAAGTGATACTTTAAAAGAGTATTGTGATACTTTTGGGACGAATGCCGTTTCCACCATTACTCCACTGCTGGTGGAGTATTTGGGGCATCCCTCGCGCATGCACGAAGTAGTCGTTAATTATAAATTAACTCCTAACTATAGTCGGGTTTCCACAAATCGAGAATCGACATCCCCGAAATCCAAGAAGAAAAAAACGAAGCATATATTGCCCGAAGATTTTGATCCTCCCCGTGAGATTTCTGAGGCGGCTGGACTCGATCACGATAGGGCGGTTTCTGCGTTCAAGGATTGGGCGGTATCCAAGGGACATACCTATGCTGATTGGAACGCGACTTATCGGAATGCTTGTCGATCTTGGTTAGCGGACAAGTTCCCAGGCGCGAGGAACACAAGCTCGATCATCGAGAAAGTAATCTGATGGATTTCCATATAGCAGAAAAAGCAGTAATCTCTGCCTGTCTTCGCGATGAATCGGGTAGCTCGGCATCCAAAGCGATTGAACAATTGGTCTCTGAGGATTTCGTGACCCCGGTACATACGAGAATATTCGATCTAATCATTGAACATTCTCCAATGAATGAAATCGATGTTGCGATTCACTCGCCCGGAGATGCATCCGATGCGATGGAAATCGCAAACTCCTATGGCGGTGGTTCCATTGATCGATACATCGACATTCTCGTGGAAGCACGGAACCTCCGTAGCGTGGACCGTGCAATCATGGAAGCCCAGGACGAAGTCAAACAGGGTAAGAGTGCGGAGGAAATCGCTGGTGGATTCAATACGAGAGTAGCCAAGGCGTTAGTCAAAGGGCGAGGACAGGTGAGGGTAGGGACTGCGGCCAACGAAGCTTACGCAGAATTTCTCAACATCGATGCGGGAGACTCGTCAGCAGTAAGTACGGGATTCAACAAACTCGACCTCATTCTTGGCGGTGGATTCCGTCCAGGTGCGCTGTATGTGATGGCGGCTCGTCCAGGAGTAGGGAAGTCAGCCTTCGCGGTTCAGCTTTCTCATAGAATTGCAAAGCATGGATTGCGGGTAGCGTATGCATCCCTTGAGATGGGAGCCGCAGAATGTAGTGGACGATTACTTTCTCACGATAGTGGAGTTGC